TGTGACGGATGATGTAACCGCCACTCTCCGTGCTGAAGCCCACCACCCTCCGTGCGTTCTGGAGTCCGCAGGGTTCTGCACCGAGCATTCTGCCAAGAGTCGCAGCATCGGCTATGAGGAAGAGACCTCGCCCACGCTCCGAGCGGGTGTTGTTCCCGCAGCAGTCGCCTTGGAAAACCATCCGACCGACAGCAGAGTGAAAATTGCCGAGGACGGCAAGGTTCAGACTCTCACCTCCCGTATGGGGACAGGCGGCAACAATGTGCCTCTTGTTATGAAGATCCGCTCCGGCTGTGAAGGTGGCGGCAAGGGGCCTCTGATCCAGACAGATAAATCCGCCACACTTTCCTGTAACAATGACCAGACTTTGTTTGAGCCGAAGGCTTATGGTATTTGTTCAAAAGAAAGCAATGCTATGAAATCCACCAATCCTCACAGTGGGATTTACGAAGCCGACACTTCCCGTACACTTGACGGCAACGGCGGTAACCCCGGCTGTAACCAAGGCGGCATTGCTGTTGTGGAGAGTTACGCTATCCAGGGTTCTATGATCGGTCGTGATGACAAGAATGGCCCCCAGGGTGACGGCATCAATGAAGAAGTCAGCTTCACCCTCAATACAGTCGACCGCCACGCTGTCTATGCTATGACCACCGGCAGCTTTACCCAGGTTGCAGAAGACAAGGCTCCCACAGTGCTTGCCCGTGATTACAAAGACCCCACCGCTGTTTGCTACGGCATTGGCAGGGACACTTTCAACCAGGGCAAGAATGCCAAGTTTGCTCCTACCTTTGAAGAGGAGCTTCAGCCTACTCTCGTTGCCAAAGGCCCCGGTGCTATCCAGAGCGGGTATACCGTCCGCAGACTGACACCCACCGAGTGCGCCAGACTGCAGGGCTTCCCAGACTGGTGGTGCGATGATCTGGGCGTTGCCGAACCTACGATGGAGGATATCCGTTATTGGTATGATGTGTTTGAGACCCATCGCAGGATCGTGGGCAGTTCCACAAAGCCCAAGTCTCTGAAGCAGATTGCCAAGTGGCTGCGTAACCCTCATTCGGATGCCGCAGAATATAAAATGTGGGGCAACGGTGTCGCACTTCCTTGCGTGGTTTTTGTGCTGTCCGGCATCGTGTACTGTACACAATCCGAGGGCTGATAATTTGACACTATTCTGTGGTTATAGGCCTTGATATTATTCGGTTTTAGAGCGAATATGTGACTACCAAATTTAAAGGAGGTCACACAATATGATTATCAACTACAACGTCAGCGGTTCCGACCGCAAGCAACTGGTCGCAGCCATTGCTGAACACACCGGCGAAAAAGCCAAATACCTCGGCGCACCCGGCTTTGCCTACCAGATCGGCGGTTTCACCGTCAGTGTGGACGGCAAGGTCACCATCGAGGACAACAGCACCGCCGCACGGCTCATCCACTTCCTGCGTGAGAAGGGCTTCCTGGCTGAAGACCCTCTGGCAGACTGCATCGCAGACGATGCCGACGAAGATGTGGAAACGGACGAAGCCTGCGGCATCTGCATTTCTATGCCTCGCAGCCTTTTCACCGACAGCAGCCTGGAAAACCTCAAGGCACTCATCGCAGCCAAGGGCAACCTCATCAAAAAGGCTCTGGGTGTGGATGACCTGCCAATTGAGGTCACGGACGAGAAAGTTTCCTTCCCCTGGTTTCCGGCAGTGCCTACTCCAGAGGAACTGAAAGCCTACGACACTTTCATTTGCAAACTGTGCGAAATGGCACGGAACGCAAAGCGCGTGGTAGCAAAGGAAAAGGAAACGGACAACGACAAGTACGCATTCCGCTGCTTCCTTCTCCGCCTGGGCTTCATCGGCGCAGAGTTCAAGACCGAACGCAAAATCCTGCTTCGCAACCTGACGGGCAGTTCTGCCTTCAGAAGCGGTCAGCCCAAGGAGGTGGAAGTATGCGAGTAATCTCCAGAGAAGCCTTACAAGCCCTCCGTGAGCGTTACCCAAGGGGTACACGGGTGGAACTGGTGCAGATGGATGACCCGCAGGCACCGCCTATCGGTACGAAAGGCACCGTGATCGGTGTTGATGACATCGGCAGCATCATGGTTGCCTGGGACACCGGCTCCGGCTTGAATGTAGCCTACGGTGTCGATGTTTGTCGAAAGGTGGCGAATACCGATGACCGATAAAATCCGAGAACAGATCCTCGCAGTCCGCAAGACTGGCCGTACCAATATGTTTGATGTTCCGATGGTGCAGTACATTGCCAATGAAATGCGGTTTTATGAACTGGTGATTTTCCTTGAGGAGCATCGTTCCGAATATGTGCATTTCATCCTCACAGGCGAGTCATAATCTACACAATTTCTGCCCCTGCAGTGGCAGAATGATCGTGTAGTTTATTATCGCAAAACCCCTGGATATTATGTGCTTTCAGAGGTAATATGTGTCACACCGAAAGGGAAAACACAGAAAAAACGGAGGAAAACAACATGGAATTCACAACAATGGAACGGCTGCAGATGAAGGTTTCCGCAAGCTACGGCGCGATCATTCAGTTCGGCGACAAGGTCTTTGTTACGGACTGCCACTGGAAAGGCGGTTTTACGGCAGAGATTTACGAGTTCGTTGAAACTCCCGATGAGACCGGGCTTGGCGACATCGAGTGCAGACTCGCACCCTGGGGAAAGACCGATGAGCGGTTCGTAGATAACGGCCACGCAATCGCCTGGTGCATGGCACAGGTTAAGTAAATCTGAGGAGGAAACATTATGGCAAAGACTGGACTGGAAATCATCAAGGCTCTGGACACCACAGCCGGAGAAATCGCAGAGATCATCAGCAAGGGACACCCGCCCTTTGAGGAAGGCGGCTCGGTTGCTTGCGACCTGGTCACCTGCGAACAGTGCTGGCTGGCGTGGCTGACCACAGGCAAGCCGCCCATTCCCACCAAGAAGTAAAACAACATCAAAGCCCTGGGATGGAGCCGAGAGGCTCTGTTCCTCGTATACGGAAAGTCGCACCGATGACGGTGGCGGCTATTTTTTATGCTCATTTGAAGGAGGTGACCGCATATCAGAAAGCTGAAGAAATACAAACCGACCCGCTTCATGTCCGAAGGCTCCTACTACGATAAGGATGCCGCTGACTATGCGGTCGGTTTTATTGAGTGCCTTTGCCATACAAAAGGCACCTGGGCAAGAAAGCCCTTTGAACTGATCGACTGGCAGGAACAGATCATCCGAGACATTTTCGGAACACTGAAGCCCAATGGCTACCGCCAGTTTAATACAGCATATATCGAAATCCCCAAGAAGCAGGGCAAGTCCGAGTTGGCTGCCGCTGTTGCGCTTTTGCTGACCTGCGGTGACGGCGAGGAACGCGCCGAGGTCTACGGCTGCGCCGCTGACCGACAGCAGGCATCCATCGTTTTTAATGTCGCCGCCGACATGGTGCGGATGTGTCCGGCTCTGGCAAAGCGGGTCAAAATCCTGGATTCCCAGAAGCGGCTTATTTATTTGCCCACGGGCAGTATCTACCAGGTACTTTCCGCTGATGTCGGCAACAAGCACGGCTTCAACACCCACGGCGTTGTATTCGATGAGTTGCACACGCAGCCGAACAGAAAACTGTTTGATGTTATGACCAAGGGTTCCGGCGATGCTCGTATGCAGCCGCTGTACTTCCTTATTACCACAGCCGGAAATGATACCAAGTCCATCTGCTATGAGATCCACCAGAAAGCAAAGGACATTATCGAAGGCCGTAAAATCGACCACACCTTTTATCCTGTTATCTATGGTGCAGATGAAAGCGATGACTGGACTGATCCGGAAACCTGGAAGAAGGCAAATCCCTCTTTGGGTATTACGGTGGGCATCGACAAAGTGCGTGATGCCTGTGAGTCTGCCAAGCAGAACCCCGGCGAAGAGAATGCCTTCCGGCAGCTTCGTTTGAACCAGTGGGTCAAGCAGGCAGTCCGTTGGATGCCAATGGACAGATGGGACAAATGCGCCTTTGCCACTTCCGAGGATGACCTTGATGGGCGCGTTTGCTACGGAGGATTGGACTTGTCCTCCACTACAGACATCACCGCACTGGTTCTGGTTTTCCCACCGGAATATGAGGATGATAAATACATCATCCTGCCGTATTTCTGGATACCCGAAGACAACCTCGACCTGCGTGTCCGGCGCGACCATGTGCCGTATGATGTGTGGGAGCGGCAGGGCTTCCTGCAGACCACCGAGGGCAATGTGGTTCACTACGGCTACATCGAAAAATTCATCGAGCGCCTGGGTGAACGCTATAACATTCGTGAAATTGCCTTTGACCGTTGGGGCGCTGTGCAGATGGTGCAGAACCTTGAGGGTATGGGCTTCACGGTCGTTCCCTTCGGACAGGGCTTCAAGGATATGTCCCCGCCCACCAAAGAGCTGATGAAACTGGTGCTTGAAGAAAAGGTCGCCCACGGTGGGCATCCCGTTCTCCGATGGATGATGGATAACATCTTCATCCGCACCGACCCCGCCGGCAACATCAAGCCGGACAAGGAAAAATCCACAGAGAAGATTGACGGTGCGGTTGCCACCATTATGGCACTCGACCGTGCGATCCGCTGCGGCAACGACACCAGTGCTTCGGTCTACGATGACCGGGGCATTTTGTTTATATGAAGGGAGTGATGTGATATGGGTATCTTTTCTGGTCTGTTCAAATCCAGAGATAAGCCTGAAAACCGAACTGCCGGAAGCGCCTATGCCTTTTACATGGGCGGGACTACCGCAGGCAAAACCGTAACAGAGCGGTCTGCCATGCAGATGACTGCCGTGTACTCCTGTGTCCGTATTCTGGCGGAGGCTGTGGCGGGACTGCCGCTGCATCTTTACAAATACACCGATGGCGGTGGCAAAGAAAAAGCCCTTGACCATCCGCTGTACCGACTGCTCCATGATGAGCCGAACCCGGAAATGAGTTCTTTCGTATTTCGAGAGACCCTCATGACTCATCTGCTTTTGTGGGGCAATGCCTACGCACAGGTCATCCGCAACGGCAAAGGTGAGGTCATCGCACTATATCCGCTGATGCCCAACAAGATGTCCGTGGACAGAGATGAAAATGGCCGTCTGTACTACACCTATTACCGTGGCTCGGATGAAGCCATTAAAAATAAGGACTTTGCTGTAACGCTTCAGCCCTCGGATGTGCTGCATATCCCTGGTCTGGGCTTTGACGGTCTGGTGGGCTACAGTCCAATTGCTATGGCAAAGAACGCCATCGGAATGGCGATTGCCTGCGAAGAGTACGGAGCCAAGTTCTTTGCAAATGGTGCGGCTCCCGGTGGTGTGTTGGAACACCCCGGCACCATCAAAGACCCGCAGCGTGTGCGTGAGAGTTGGCAGTCCACTTTCGGCGGCAGCGGAAACGCAAATAAGATCGCTGTTCTTGAGGAAGGCATGAAATACACGCCTATCGGCATCTCACCGGAGCAGGCACAGTTCCTTGAGACCCGCAAATTCCAAATCAATGAAATCGCTCGAATTTTCCGTGTCCCGCCCCACATGGTCGGTGATCTGGAAAAGTCGAGCTTTTCTAATATTGAGCAGCAATCCCTTGAGTTCGTGAAATACACTCTCGACCCCTGGGTCATCCGTTGGGAGCAGTCCATTCAGAGGGCGCTCCTGTCCCAAGGTGAAAAGGCAGAGTATTTCGTGAAGTTCAATCTGGAAGGTTTGCTTCGTGGCGATTACCAGAGCCGCATGAACGGCTACGCCATCGGTCGCCAGAACGGTTGGATGTCTGCAAATGACATCCGTGAACTGGAAAATCTCGACCGCATCCCTGCGGAAGAAGGCGGCGACCTGTACCTCATTAACGGCAATATGCTCCCGCTAAAAAATGCCGGGGCTTTTGCAAATACACCTACTGATGACGGAAAGGAGGAAAATCCCGATGAAGAAGTTCTGGAAGTGGAAGAACCAGGCACAGACGGAGACGGCTCCGGCGGAGAGGACTCTGTTTCTCAACGGCACCATCGCCGAGGAAAGTTGGTTTGACGATGATGTCACCCCGCAGCTTTTCAAGGATGAGTTGATGGCAGGCTCCGGCGACATCACCGTATGGATCAACAGCCCTGGCGGTGACTGCGTGGCGGCAGCCCAAATCTACAATATGCTGATGGATTACAAGGGCAATGTCACGGTCAAGATTGACGGCATCGCTGCCTCCGCAGCATCCGTTATCGCTATGGCAGGTACCAAAGTTCTGATGTCCCCGGTATCTATGATGATGATCCATAACCCCATGACCATTGCTTTCGGTGACTCTGCGGAAATGCAGAAAGCCATTGAAATGCTCGGCAGCGTTAAGGATTCCATTATCAATGCCTACGAAATCAAGACCGGGCTATCCCGCGCAAAGCTATCCCACCTTATGGACGCTGAAACCTGGATGGATGCAAACAAGGCCGTGGAACTCGGCTTTGCTGATGAGGTCATCAAGCGTTCCGGCGATACCGAAGATGTGGAAGCCCCCACAGTCTCCATGCTGTATTCCAAGGCCAATGTGGTCAATTCCCTCATGGACAAAATCGCTGCCAAGTGCGCGATTGAACCCAAACCCACCCACCAACACAGAGCCGATGACCTTTTGGATCGGCTCAATCTTATCAAAAACTGGAGGTAATTTATTATGACTATCAACGAACTGCGCGCAAAGCGTAACCAGGCTTGGGAAGCTGCAAAGGCTTTTGTAGAGACCAAGCGCAACAGTGACGGTCTGCTTTCCGATGAGGATGCCAAGACCTATGCCCAGATGGAAAAGAAGGTTCAGGACTACGGTGCTGAAATCGAGCGTATGGAAGCCATGTCTGCTATGGACGCACAGCTTTCCAAGCCCACTTCTACTCCCATCACCGAAAAGCCTATGAATGGCACTTCTGTGAATGACCAGAAGCCCAAAACCGGCCGTGCTTCCGATGCCTATAAGGACGGTATGCTCAAGGCTCTCCGTACCAACTTCCGCCAGGTCAGCAATGTTCTCCAGGAGGGCATTGACGCTGACGGTGGCTACCTGGTTCCCGAAGAGTATGACTCCCGTCTGATCGAGGCTCTGGAGGAAGAGAACATCTTCCGTAAGCTGGGCCACACCATCACCACCAGTGGTGAGCGTAAGATCAACATCGCTGCCACCAAGCCTGCGGCTGCGTGGATCGATGAGGGCGAGGAACTCACCTGGGGCGATGCAAAGTTTGCCCAGATCAATCTGGATGCCCATAAGCTCCATGTTGCCGTGAAGGTCACCGAGGAACTGCTCTACGACAACGCATTCCAGTTGGAGAAGTACATCCTTCGTCAGTTTGCAAAGGCTCTGGCCAATGCGGAAGAGGATGCCTTCCTCAATGGTACCGGCGTAGGTCAGCCCCTGGGTCTGCTTGCCGAGGAGGGTGGCGCACAGATTGGCGTGACTGCTGCATCTGCTACCGAAATCACTGCCGATGAACTCATCGACCTGGTGTACTCTCTCAAGCGCCCCTACCGCAAGAACGCCAAGTTCATCTGCAATGACCAGACTCTGGCAGCGATCCGCAAGCTGACTGACAAGAACGGTCGCTACCTGTGGCAGGATTCCGTGCAGGCAGGCGAACCCGGCAGACTCCTGGGCTACGAGGTTCACACCTCTCCTTATTTCCCCGCAATCACCGCAGGTATGCCTGCCATCGCTTTCGGTGATTACAACTACTACAACATCGGTGACCGTGGCACTCGTTCCTTTGCGGAACTGAAGGAACTCTTCGCCGGTAACGGCATGGTCGGCTTCGTTGCCAAGGAGCGCGTGGACGGCAAGCTGATTCTCCCCGAAGCGGTCAAGCTGCTCAAGATGGCGACTGCCTAATGAATGGAGGTGGCGGTGATGGATGCTTTGCTTGAAAAAGTAAAACAGAATCTGATTCTCGACCATGCGGCGGATGATGCATTGCTGAAGGGCTACATCACCGCCGCTGTTTCATACGCAGAAAGCTATCAGCATATTCCCGCAGGCACCTACAGCAAAAAGGATATGCCGCCCACTACCGAGCAGGCAGTTATTATGCTGTCGTCCCACTTTTACGAATCCAGGGACGGCAGCACGGGCGGCTTTTTTGCTGACAATGTGCAAGCGGGTCAGCAGGTCTGGAACACAGTCAACCTTCTGCTTCGGCTCGACCGGGAATGGAAGGTGTGACCATGAGTTTCGGAAAAATGAATGGCTTTGCCGACATCATTATCACAAAAACGGTCAAGGACAGCGAGGGCTTCACTGCTACGGTGGATGAAGTCCTCGCTTCTGTCCGTGTTTACAGAGAGGGACGGCACGGCAGTCAGCGGTGGGCAAACCTCGCCGCTTTCTCCGAAGCCACGGATCTGTTCCGCTTCCGGCGCATCCCCGGTCTGGGCATCACTACCGACCACATCATCGTTACGGATGGTGAGCGGTTCGAGGTGACCTCGGTCGAGGATGTGAAGGGACGCGGTATGTACACGGAAGTCCTCGCCAAAAGGGTGGTGGCTACCGTTGGCAAAGGTTGATATCAAAATGCCGGATGAATTTCTGGAAAGGATGTCCCGTCTGGGAAAGGACTTTGATGCCGTTGCTGAAAGCGTATTGGAGGCAGGCGGTGAAGTTGTCCTTCAGAAGGTACAGAGCAACCTTTCCGCCGTGGTGGGTTCCGGCACAAAATACGAATCCCGCTCCACGGGTGAACTGGAATCGGCATTGGGTCTGACCCCTGCAAAAATCGACAAAAATGGCAATCACAATGTCAAAGTCGGTTTTGCCGAACCCCGCAGTGATGGAGAAAGCAATGCAAAACTGGCAAATATCCTCGAATACGGCAAGCACGGTCAGCCTGCAAAGCCTTTTCTGAAACCTGCGAAATCCGCATCTCGGTCTGCTTGTAAGACTGCGATGCAGCAGAAATTTGAAGAGGAGGTCAGAAAATTATGAGTGTACTGGCAGATATCCAGACGGCACTTTCTGCTCTGGATATTCCCATTGAAACTGGTGTGTTCAACGATACCGCCCCTGCGAAGTACATCGTGGTGGTTCCTATCACTGACACTTTCGACCTCCATGCAGATAACGCTCCCGGCATTGATGTGCAGGAGGCTCGACTATCTCTTTATGTCCAGGGTAACTACATGGCAGATAAAAACGCCGTTGTAAAAATGCTTCTGGGCGCTGATTTTACCATAACCGACCGCAGATACATCGGTTATGAAACCGAAACAGGCTATCACCACTATGCGGTGGATGTAGCCAAACACTATGAAATGGAGGAATAAATCATGGCTACTATCGGTCTTGATAAACTGTATTATGCCAAAATCACCGAGGACGAGAATGGCAACGAAACCTATGCGACCCCGGTGCAACTGGCAAAGGCAATGAATGCCGATCTCTCCGTGGAACTGGCCGAGGCAACGCTCTACGCAGATGATGGTGCGGCAGAAATCGTAAAGGAGTTCAAAAACGGCACTCTGTCCTTGGGCGTGGACGATGTCGGTGCATCTGTTGCTTCCGACCTGACCGGCGCGACCATTGATGCGAATGGCGTTGTGGTCTCTACCAGTGAGGACGGCGGCGATCCTGTGGCTGTAGGCTTCCGTGCAAAGAAGTCCAACGGCAAGTACAAGTATTACTGGCTGTACCGTGTGAAGTTCGGTATCCCCGCCACGAACCTTGCGACCAAGGGTGACAGCATCACCTTCAGCACTCCTACCATCGAGGGCACCATTCTCCGCCGCAATAAGGTGGATGGCAATGGCAAGCATCCCTGGAAGGCAGAGGTCACCGAGGGTGATTCTGCTGTAACCGCTGACACCATCACCAACTGGTATAAGGAAGTGTACGAGCCTTCTTATACCACCGCTGCGGCTGAATAAGGAGGACTGACCTATGACTACTGAACGCTCTGCAAATATCAACATCGGCGGCGATGAGTATACGCTGCTTCTGACAACCAAGGCTACCAAGGACATCGCCGGTCGTTACGGCGGTTTGGAGAACCTGGGCGATAAGCTGATGAAGTCCGAGAACTTCGAGATGGCCATTGGCGAGATCGTGTGGCTCATCACGCTTCTGGCGAACCAGTCCATTCTGGTTCACAACCTCAAGCATAAGGATGCCCCCAAGGAACTGCTCACCGAGGAGATGGTGGAATTGCTCACTACTCCCGTGGATCTGGCAACCTACAAGGTGGCTATCACCGAGGCTCTGTATAAGGGCACCAAGCGAAATGTAGAAAGCGAGTCTGACCCAAAAAACGCGGCGGTCGAGTAAGTGACGAAGAGTTATTTACTCGACTTTTATATTACGGCATCGCCCACCTCCATCTGTCGCAGGATGAGGTGTGGCTGATGCCGTTTGGTTTGCTCCTGGACCTTTGGGAGTGCCACAAGCAATATAACGGGCTTGCCAAGCCCAAGCGGGAACTGTTCATCGATGACATTATCCCGGACGGAATCTGA